TACGTATTCATTACTGCAGACCTACGTGTGTCACTATGCAAGCAACACTTAACCGATACATCTTGTCCTTCTCGTACTTCCCCACCGAAGTAGGTAACGATTGGACCTATGGGGATTGAGTTTGCATCAGTGGAACCGGAACTCCCTCGACCTTTACCCAACCTTGACCAGTCTTGTGCTGGCATACGCATCCTTCACACTTCTCGTGCCAATGTGTGGCACGCTTGAGATGGTTCAGTGAGTTCTCCTCACCGCCTTTGAGGCAGTTATCGCAGATCATTCTTCTACCTTCTTACTCTCTAGTTCTTGTTGACCCTTCTGCCAAAGAACACCTGCATCAAAGCCAGCGTTGTAACCCTCATCAAAAGATTGAGTCCTTGCATAGTCATAACCTAATCCCTTAAGTCGCCTACGATTCTCAGGTAGGCCAATCTTGGTTGTCATTCTTCTTCGTATTCCTCTGTTGCCTCTTCAGCATCAGCTTCCTTGATTGCTTCTTCAACTGGTACAACTTCTGGTACAAGTATCTCTGATGTGGTGATTGCTCCATTTGGTACAGCCATTGTTATTACTACCTTTCCCCATCTCTGGGATTGTGTTATCGGTTTACCACGTTGTGCGGTACGCCGTCTATGACGAAGAGGTCTGATGGTTGCTGCCATCTGACTTCTCCTTCAACCATTGTGCTAGGTCCTGAATGACCCAGGCTTTATCTATACCAGAGTTGCGACGCTTAACTACAACATAATGCAGTGGCACTTCCCCGATACCACGAGCTTTAGCGTAGTTAAGCGCCTCAACTTCTGCTTGCCTCCAGAACTCCGGCAAGTTTAATCTCGCCGTGTTCTTGAGTTCTAGTACGTAAGTCTGTCCCGCGACAACACATACTAAATCTCCTTCGTCATCTTTACCCGCTAGACGTAAGCGGTCAGCTACTTGACCCATAGATCGTAGCCACTTCATAACATCTATCTCAAAGGCAGCACCCTTAGCCTTATTGTACTTCGGGTTGCTCATCTACCAATACAACCTTGTTGGTCTTGTTGACAACGTTACCTTCTTCATCTTTAACTAATTCGATGACACCTGATTGAAACAGAGCGCCATAAAAACTGGTCAGGTCTACCTTGATTGCATCAACTTCTGCTTGCAATGTACGTAGACCTTCACGCAGTGCATCAATCCTGAGATTCTCTCGGTACTTATTTGATAACTCTTCTTCAGCCATTTAATTCCCTATCTATTCCTGGAGTGTGTAGTTGCCAGTGTACCCATTTACTGCATCGTTTCTTACCATAACACCCCACGCATTTTTATCAGATATCTGACAAGCGGCATAGTTTACATAGAGTGTTACGTAATCCTTGCCATCTGCAAAGTGTGGTCCAAAGCGGTTCTTTACTGCAGCTACCTTGAGTTCACCATTGGATGGGTCATAACCAAGCGTTAGGATCAGCGCCGGTAGTTGACTCACCTTGCCGTGAATGGCACGTCTAGCAGGTGGGTTAGATGGTGATCCATACTCACTCTGCTCAGATACGTGGTGTAGTACCAGTACGCAGGCTTCAGTCTTACGTGCCATATCGTGCAGTTCCATCATTATCGCACGTAAGCCAGCCCACTCATTGTCTGTCTCTGCTGCAACGTTCATTAAGTTGTCTATAACAATCAGCTCTGGAGCGTGACCATAGAGTTCTACATATGCCCTGATCTCTAACTCGATATCATCTAGTGATGGGGATGAATCAAAGACCCATTTGATATGTTCTAGTTTTCCAAAGTGTCTATCGTAGTAGTGCTTATCGTGAGATAAGTTTGCCTCTACTGATATCTGTGAGTGACCAGATGCAACAGATGCTGCTCTCATCATCACAGTTGTAGTATCAGTATCTGCTGAGAAGAAGAGCGTTGATACATTTGCTTTCATCGCATAGACGAGTGCAAACATAGACTTACCAGCGTTAGGGGCAGCAGCTACCATACAGACTTGTCCTCGCCGGAACTTAATCTGCTTGAGTGCTAACCCCTGCCACACGTCAGGAAGTGGCGTTGCCTTGGTAAGCACACCACTCCAAGCGCGTGATAAGTCAAGCAACGCTTCCTCCCTCTAATGCTATCCGTCGTTTACGTCTAATTATCCTGCGTTCGCCTTCAGCGATTCCTCCCCAGATGCCGTGCATCTCATTCTGTATTCCCCACTCAGCACACTCTGCCTGATGTGGACATCTTCTACAGATTGATTTAGCCATAACCATCTCGGTAGTGTTAGAACTTCCAGCTTCCTTTTCAGGAAACCAGAAGTCTCCACCGACTGTAGCGCAAGCAGGGTTCTCATAGAACCGAGGCTCGCGCACCGATCATCGAACCCAGATAGTGTCGCACTTGTCTGTTGCACCCTTTGGTGCAGCACACATATAGCCCTTCCAAGGTCCCTTGCTTGATGTTCCCTCACGAAATGCCATCACTCCGTGACGACATACATTGCCTGCACCAGCAGGCTGATCTTGAGTAACAGGTGTTGCATTGAACTGCGCTGCTACTGATGCAACTGTTGGTGCTGGTGCTGCTGTGCTAGCACCTAGCTCGACACCGGTTGCCTTGATGTTAAGTGCGTTCATAGCAAGATCTGCTAGTCCTGCTTCTAACTCTGTAACTGATGCAGCATAAAGATTGATAAGTGTTCCATCAGATAACTTGTAGTTAACCTGGAACTTTGTTCCTTCTGTAGCCATTTACTTTCCTCCACTTGGTTTGATGTTTAGTCTTGCAGTTTCCTCGCCTATACTTACTGGGACATAACCAATAAGTTCTTTTACTTTATCTTTGTCAACTGTCTCACGACCCTTGACCTTTGTCCAACTGATTTCAATACCACTGGCAGTAACGCCAATGGTTCCCTCGAAAGAAGACTTGATTGAATCTCTTTCAGTTTCCAACTCTTTTATCTTACGATCTAATTGTAGAAAGTGCAGTGCGTTCTTGTCAATCTGCTCGTCCTCAATAACTATCTCACTCAGGACGATATGTTCTTTTTTTAAGCCAACACAACCCATCTGACCTGATGCGTCATAGTACTGACAATAATGCTTACAGAAGGATTCATCCTTCTCAGGCTCTGGAGCTGACTCCATTGCCTTGACTTCAGTTAACCACTCCAAAGCCTCTAGTGCAACATCTTCATCGTAGGGTTCTGAGTGAACCTTGACATCCTTCTCAGCACCATCACGAGCAATAGCAACAAGGTTGACAGTGTTGACTGTGTGACCATTCTGCGCTAGCAGATATCCATAGATCTGCACCTGCCAACGTTGTTGCTTTGATGGGAAGTATGAAAGGTTCTTGACCTTGCTTGTTTTCCAGTCAATGACTGCGCCGGTACTAGGTATGAATAAGTCAATGTGTGCTTTCATATCGCCGTGCTCTACTGCAGTTTCGACTAAGTAATCTTTACCATCTGGATCTAAGTGACCGATAGCATCTTCGATTGCTGCGTGAATAGCAGTACCCATAATTGCAGCCAGCTTTGACTGGTTCTCATTAGTCTCTGGTTGTCCGTTCAATCGGTACCAGACCTTACGACGGCAACCACCAATCTCTGATGGACCTACCTGTGTCTGTGTACTGCGATCACGAGAGGCATCCTTAGCGTGGAGCACTGTTAATAGCAGTTCTTTTGGATCTGTAATCATTGCGGGTTCCTTACGATAAATGCAGCACCTGGATAGTTTGCTGCTTCTAACTGTTGTGCTATCTGCTCACGCAGTTCTATCTCCATAAAGATCGGTGCTGCTGATCTACGACCAGACTGTATTGCTTCTTCTATCGCATAGCGTAGAGTCTTTTCCATTATCGGATATCGTCTCTATACTGTAGAAACGCATCGAAAGCATAAGCGCAGACGAAACCAATAAGCAAACCAAATAAAAATCCAAGCATTGTTCTATCCCTTCTCTTGAGTAACTAATTGAATCGGAGGACAGGTGTTCACGTCAAGCACCGACGCGATCTTTATTGCGCGTTCTGCTACCACCTTAGACATCAGCAGAGACTTATACGATCCTGGCTTGAGCGAGTAGAGATAACCCAAGGCAAATGCTCCACCGCTACCTGCTGCAAAGAGTCCACGCTCACTAGCGTTGAAGGATAGATC